CAACTTGTCCTGATAAAAATTCTATCAACATATACTGCTCACTATCAGCAGGGATTTGTCCGGTCTCACCTCTTGGCCATTTGATTCTAAATTCTGTATTGTTAGCAATATCACCAGTTTCTAAACTTATTAGTTCTTTGTCGAGTCTGGTTGTTTCATTAAGAATATCTTCCTTAATCAAAATGATGCTTGTTTCAGCAGTATTTAATCTTTCGATTAATCCAAAATATGCCCATACTCCTACTCCTACTGCAATCACAATAGAGATTAAATTTCTCATTGGCATTGCTACAGATGTTTCGCTTGATACTTTCATTGTCATTATCCTTTCACCCAGTTTTTAGCCATGTTAAAGTTTGCCTGACTAAACTCTAGTCTATCAACAAGTTTAACTGCACCTGATCCTTTAATTGCTACATACCCCTCTGGATTTGTAACCTTATATCCATTATTTGTTCTTAGAAAAGAACCTATACTTTGTATGGTATTTAATTTTCTTAACAATACAGCCTTTGCTGATTGTAATGTAATGTATGTTGCGATTGCAAAATAAAGACCTTCTTTGTTTGGTCTTAATATTTTCATTCCGACTTCTAATATTTCTTCGTATTTTTGTTTTGCGGCTTGTGTCTTTTTAATATATATTTCTTTTTTAATTTTACCTCTAAAATATACTTCAAAGTTATTAACTAGTCTTGATGTGCCTTCTATTTTAGTTCCTTGTCTTATGTATGTATTGAAAAATGTTTTTAATTGTATACCTAATGATAAAGGTCCTTTATCTTTTTTAATCTTATCTATAAAGGCACCCGCTTTATAAGCAGAACCTTCTGCCATCTTTATAATGTTATCAAATGCTGATGCTTCGGAACTTGAAAATCCTGGATCCTCTGATTGTTTATACATAGCATCATCAAAGAATATACTTTTATTTTTCTTTAATCCCTTTACACTTGCACCAAACGAAGCACTTAAACCTTTCATAGTTTTGCCTGAATAAGATGTATGAAATATAATACCAATCTGTGCTTTCTTAATGTTATCATAAAGAGAACTACCAAAGAATCCACTCTTGACAACAGGCACAGCATATGTTATAGTGTTAGGTGTGAAGATAATAGACTTCTGTCCATCTACTGTAGCAGTTTTCTTATCACTACTTGTAAATAACAAGTCGCCTTGTAGTATGCCTTTGATGCCTAGTTTAGAAAGATACTTCAATGCAATCATTAGCTTATCCGCTAATGCACCACCATGATTTCTCTTAATGTCTGCATTGGTATAATTGATTTTGGGGGTTGCATTGAATATAGATTTAGTACCAACGAAGAACTTTCCGTTTTCTGGATTTGTACCACAAAATACTGCTGGTGCTCCATCCCATTTGACCGAGATTGATGATCCGCCTTTACCGCCTTGAAGCATTTTCTTGATAGACTTTAAAAATTCAATCGAGGTTTTTGCCCCTTTAGTTCCATTATTTATTATTTCGTCTTCCAGATGCTCAAGGTGTGTATTTCTATCTTCTGTTAGATAGTCTTGAAACCCTTGCATTTACACTCTCTCCATTTAATATTATACTTATATTTATATCATAACATACTTTGAACAAGATGTCAAGTTTTTATACTATTTATATAACAGAAAGGAGAGATATTGTCAAGCACTATTTAAAGAATATGATTTCGTATAAGTTGACATTTGAATACTAGAGATACTCTAAACTTATCACCTTCTACTGATCTTGCAACACGAGGTAATCTAGAGTCAAATACTACAACTCGACCTGTTCTAGGCCAATATGATTTAATGATGTTCATTTCTGGTATTCTATCGTTACCAAATCCATAAGGTGTATTGATTGCCATTGCTCTTTGTTCATCATTAAGATTAGGTGTCCATAACTCTAATGAACCGCCATCTTCTGGACGCCAATCTGGAGTTAGATATACAATTACTGTATATTGATTTCCTGTCCAACCATCAACATGAATGCCGCCTGATTGACCTGCACTATGACCATTAAGATAATGTCTAAGTAAAACACAAGCACCTTTACCAGGTGATGGATTTACTTCATCCCAAATTTCTTTAACCCAATCTTGTTCAATATCATATTCAATTACTTCAGTATCACTACCACCCAGAGGAATGTGTTTATAACCTGATGTCTTTGCTTCTGCTTTCATTTCTGGTGTTGAATACCAACCATCTTGCCAATCCATACCCATAGCAATTTTATGATATCTTCTAATTTGTACATCTGATATTGTGCCATCTGAAGCCATTATTGTCTTAGAAAAATCACCACCCATTAAGGTTTCACCATCTACACTATGTTTTATATCCGTAGCAGGATCGGTTATTATTAGTCCCATGTTACTACTCATCTTTATTCTCCTTCTTATTTAATTGTTCTTCGAAATTTTTAATATGTGCATTAAACATTTCTTCTTCATACAACACAATGGTTATTAAACTATATATCGCCATATCCATAAGTGTGTCTTTAATACTTTCTTCTTTAAATTTAAAGTCACCCTTCTTTATGTAATTACTTATACGAGCATACTTGTCACCCATGCGAATAACAGAACCTTTCCAAGGAGATATACCTGCTAACTCAGATAGTCTGAAATTAGCAAATACATCTGCATTTCCATAATCATGTTTCTTGGCGTCATGTAGGTTCTTTATCGTGTCTAATATTTCATAGAATCGTTTGCTTTGTTCACTCATATTTTACCTAATGTTATATAAGTAGGTAAGCCACCATGTGCTGCCCATACTTTATGTTTGTTTTGAAAGTCAACTACTGTTTGTGCCTCATCTTCAAAGGTGTAAGCGCTAAGAATACTACCAGTTGGTCGTTCAATAACTAACCACCTCATAGTACCCTCAAACTTACTCAGTTTCTTTTCATACTTTATACTAGTGTTGACTCTCTTTGCCATTACTCAGCCTTCTCAACAACTTCTGCTTCAACGTTTTCTACTTCTACTGCTTTTACATCTTCTTCAATTAAAGCTGATGCAGGAAGATTCTCTGTTAAAAACTTACTGTGGTGTGTAATTAATACTTGCACATTTTCAAACTCACTTTGAAGTTGTTTTAATTTATTTTGTGCTGCTTGCACTTGAATGATAGCATTCTTATGCTTGTCATCCAATTTAGTTTCGTCATATTGTTTTCCGTCAATAGTTATAGCCATAATAGACTCCTTTATATTACTGTTATTTCTGTTGCTGATTGCTTACCACGCTGTTCAGCAAGTTCGTATGATACTGCTTGTCCAACTTCTAGTTGACTGATTCCCGCTGTTTCTAATGCTGAAATATGCAAAAATGCATCTTTACTTCCATCATCAGGCGTTATAAATCCGTAACCTTTTTTTGGGTCAAACCATTTTATCTTACCTTGTGCCATTTATTCTCCTTTCTATATTTTAAAGTCAGAAAACTGACCTAATTTTTTAAATTTGTTATTCGTTGATAAAGCGTCCGATTGACCACTCTCAACTATATCCTCTTGTGCTGATTGTTCTACGTCATAAAATTTCATTTTAGACCTATCAACTCCAAGGATAAATTTTCTATTGACCGTTGGGTCATTATATCTGTTCTTCAACTGCTTAACCATTATCTGGTTCTTTTCTTCTAGTTCTTCACTAGAGATTAAAGCAAACATAAAGTCTGCTGTTGCAGGAAGACCAAAACTCTCTGAGGTATCTTCTAATCCTACATCACTACTTACAAAACCACCTCTTGTAGTTTGAGTAGCAGAGAATATAGGTAAATCATTTTCAACTGCTAAGCCTCTTAATTCTTCTGCAATTGATTTTATATAAGTATATGAATTAACATTTGAGCCTGCTTTGAATCTTGATGAAGAGCATATATTTAGATAATCAATAAATACGATATCGGGTTTAAATGATTTCTTCAATGCTAGTTCACTAATCAAATTTTTGAAATGACCTGTATGAGCAGACGCTGTAGGATATTCTTTAATGATTAAAGTACCTGTTGTTTTGTTTTGTAGTTTGTTAATCTTTGTTTCATACATTGCATATGGCAGTTCTTCTAAATCACTCATGCCTACATTTAAAAGATTGGCGTCTATTCTTTCTGCAATTCTTTCTTCAGCCATTTCCATAGTAATGTATAAAACATTTTTACCTTGTAGTAATATAGATGAAGCAAGGTGTGTCATAAACATTGTCTTACCAACACCAGTACCTGCAAGGCAGATATTCAAAGTCTTTGATGGAATACCACCTCTTGTAATCTTGTTGAAGAAATCTAAATCTAATTCTATTCGTTCTTCTTTCTTTCTATAGAACTCAAATCGTTCTTTTGATTCAAGTAAATAATCATGCCCTACTTTTTGGTCAAAGGATACTGATAATGCTTCTGATAACATTTCTGGAAGATACTCTGGAGTATGGTCTTTATCTTTACCATCAAGTATCTGAATGCCACCGAGTATTGCATTATGTATTGCTCTATCTTTACAAAATGTTTCTGTTGTTTCTACAAGCCATTCTAGATTAATAGGTTCTGGATTTAATGTAGACAATATATCTGTAATCTTTTTATATTCATCTTCATTAACACTTCTATTACCATTAATTTCAATTGATAAAGATTCTTTTGTTGGAAGGTTGTTATACTTGTTTACAAACTTATAGATTTCTGTAAATAATAACTTCTCTAATCTATCAGTAAAGTATTCTTCTTTAATAAAAGGTAAAACTTTTCTACAATATTCTTCATTGTGAATTAAATTTTTAAGTGCCGTTCGTTCAATTCTTTCCATCAAGTTCCCTTTCTTTCATTTTATCATCTAACAACACAACTAATATATCACCGATATGGTTTATAAACTCTTGACTATCTGTATCTGCTTGAATTTTATTTTCTATGACTGTGTAATCAAACTTCATGGGTAACTTGTCACCAACTGCTTCTGATTCAGGTGCAAATCCTACATTGCCATACTTGTATGCTATGCTTGCATAAGGACCACTAATCAATTTAAGACCAGTGAAATCCTCTCCTGACACTTCTACAAAGATATAATCTTCGTTGTGTTTAGGACTGGTCGTTTTGTGTGGCTTTGGGTAGTTCTGTTTCAATTACATCTCCGTATTTAAATTCTTTTCCACAAACACTATCTAACTGTTCTAATATTTCTTTAGTAAAATATTTTGTTGGATCATTGTTTATTGTTTTGCCAAAGGTCTTAGTACCATCGGGTAATTCTATTCTTGTGGAAACTTGTTTAAATATATTATATTTTAATGCTAAATCTAATAGACCATAGTATCGATCTAAACCTTTGTCATATGTTAACCTAACATCTACTACTTTATTCTCTTTTGTTAATCTGGATTTGTAATTTTTACAATGAATAATATTACCAATGATTTCTGTACCATCTTTTTCTTTTCTTTTAGATAGGTATATAATGGAACTTGCTGCATATTTCAAGCCTGATCCACCACCCATTTCTTTTTGAGGATACATACTACCGATAACATCATACGTGTGGTTGGTTATTATAAGGGGAACTTTTGCTTTCCCAAGTTTTAGTGTGAGTACTCTAAAGGCAGCCTTAACTATTTGTGCCCTTGTCATATCTTTAGTTTCTTTTCCGTCTGCTGTATCTTCAATTTCTTTAGTAGTTGATAACATACCTAAAGAATCTAATACAAGTAATAATGGTTTTCTTTCAGACTTTCCTTGCTCTATATATTTTTCTAATACAGTTAGAGCTTGATGTCTAAATTCTTGAACAGTAGTAACTGGCATAACAACCATTCTAGTACTGTCAATATCTCGTTCTTCAATAATTTCTTTTGAGATTGCTGATTCTGATTCAAAGAATATAACTCCGCCATCTGGATTTTGGTCAAGAAAGTTTTTACACATTCCTAATACAAAGAAAGTTTTACCTGTTGCACTTTCACCTGCGATAGCTGTTATCTTGTTTGATGGTAACCCTTTGTGTATGCCGCCACCTAGTAATGCATTAAATATATAAGAACCTGTATCAATAAAATCTGTTACATCACCTGATGCACCATCTGATACTAGACTAGCATATTCATTACCTGTTTCTTTTATAATATCTTTTAAAAAATCACTCATTATTAGTTACCTCAATTTTATATTCAATTCTATCTTCTTTTGTATTAACATCTAAAAAGTTTTGAGCATATTCTTTCTCTCTATGTTTACCACCTTCACAGCCGTCAACATACATAGAATCAAACTCCCAATCACCTTTTTTGCCATTAATATTTCTTCTGTAAACAGTTATCATTATACTATATATATGTCTTATTGTCAAGCAAAAAAATCATCTAAATTAGATTTTCGTGAATATTTAAATAGGTCTGTCTTAGGTCCAAAACACCAAACATTTTCTATAAACATTTTGTTCATATGCTCATCTAGTTTTTCTTTACTAAAATTACCATCTTCATCATTAAATACAGCTTTACCTTGTGGTCGTTGCATAATTCTCATGCCAATTTGACCAAGAAACTTATCTTGAAACTTATTCACTAGTTCATCACTAGAACGATAACGAACACCATGTATTTTTGGATCCATAATATTCACAAACATATACTTTGATACACTCATAGTTTTTTCTGCAACTGGTAAATAAAAATCATCACGCCATTTATCATATTCATTAAACTTAAACCATGATTGATTTTCTTCTAGTTCACCACCCTTGTTATATTCTTCGGTAGAGAAGTAAGGAGGACTTGTAAAGGCACAATCTATCTGTGGTAACTTATCATATGGTAAATCTTCTGCACCACAATTCCATATCTTAACTACTTTAGGTTTAGTAAGAAACTTATTATAGGTGGCAATTTGTTCTTGATATCGTTGATATGTATTTGGGTTTGGATCACAGCCATAATATTCTTCAGCATCTGAAGCAAAGAAACCTGCAAGTCTATCACCCCAACCACAACTTGTATCTAATACAGTTCTAGCATTTGTCATATTGTAAAGTGCCTTTGCAACTACTGGTTTAAATTGTGTTGCAATATATGTGCCTAATCTAAATGCTGAAATATAACTCTTGGCAGTTAAGTCACCACCAATCAATTCTTCTTTACCTTCTATCATCACTTTCTTAACATCATTTATACCACGCCATATAGGACCTAAAC